GGATAACTTTAGAGAACCTTAGGGTGCAGACATGCACTTTGGGGCCCGGCGGATTACTCCGACGGCTTATCTGTTGACGTAGGGTCAAGAGATTGGACAATGAGTGGTAAATCGTTTCTCCGCTAAGACGGATTTCGATGGGCCCACAACGCTTACACTAGTACCGTGATGACGGCACAGGCTAAACCTAGTCTGTGAGTATGATTGGTTGTCGATTCCGAGTTCAAGGGATTCGGTCTTCAATATTCATACTGACTGTTCGTTAATTACTCTCCCAACTGCGGTTGGGTGCATTACACATTGATCAACTCCGCTTTAGATCTGGCGGATACATCGACGATTCTCTTAACTGCCACCGAGGTGTGCAGGACAGATAGATTGCTTCCGGGTTTGTCTCTTTCGAGAGGACTACCGACCGGTCTAACTGAAGACGTTTCGACTAAGACGGGGATCAACCCGTCGGAGTTTTGGCTGCGTGCAGCCTAGCTCCCGTTGTGTGAGATAAGAGAGAGTATGGCCAAGGAGGGGGGTAGTACGACGTACGCGTCGTTCAATCGGTGTTAATTCACCTTACCGTTCCTGGCTGACTACGAACTAAAAGATTTTGGGTGAAAGGTGGAGGGTCCGTCTGAGGACGGAATGACCATTACTTACTCACGATCACAACTCCCGACACTCCGAACGGAATGTGGAACGAGTTGTTTACCCAACTGAAAGCCAACGACCAGGGGTCGATGCGCTCTTCGGCGGGGGAGGAGGTTGAAGGGAGGATGATGACGAGGACGCATCGGGTTCAGTCGCGAGAATCGCGATCTTCACCCCATACCGCTCAGCCAGCTCCGCAATGCGGAGAGATGGACTGATCTGGATCGGAGTCGGCTTATAGAAGTCGATGATATACTCCAACCAGAACGACCCGAAGGTCGCCGCGGTAAGCACAGCATTGAGAGCTGCAACCAGTTGAATCTGCTTGGAGTCTTCAAGAGGCGTGCTTGCGTTCGTAGTACCCGTCCAGAGCTTGGTCCCAGTGTGACGATACACACAGGATTCAGGCTCCCACACAGCGGTCTTATAGCTCGGAGTGAGCTCAAGAACCTGCTGCTGCGTCCAAGTAGCGCTCGCAGTCGAAGACGCAGAGCATTGCTGGATGCCGACGGCAATTGAGCCGGCGGTGGTGGATGGAACATCATTGGTGTAGCAGACTCGCAGTTCCCGAATTGCGTAGTACTGATACATCTCCTGGAAGTTCAACAGCCGTGGCGAGATCACACCTGGGGTGAGGTCGGTCTCGTATACACCACCGGTGAGGCCTGCGTTGGTAGTACCATTCGCAGCGGCGAAGATCGTGAAAAGATCTGAGCCGATGACACGACAATTGTCGTGCATGCCACCGATGTCGGTGAGCTGTTGAGCTGAGCCAACGACCCTGAGACCAGCCTGACGGCGGTTAACAGAGACGTTGATTGGCGCTCGGTAGGCAGTGGAAGACATTCCACTTGCTCCAAGATTGGAGGACATCTGTCGCGAAGACATGGTGCCCCTACTTCCATTCTTCTTCTTCTTCGCAGGCGCTTGACGCGACTGCCCCGAGGAGGCGCCCTTCAGAAGTCCGGAGACTTGTGAAAGGACTTGATTGAGTGGCGAATTCTGGCTCGCCGAACCTTTCTTGTTTCGATTCATGGGATCCCCCTCGAAGAAGGCGACTGTTCATCAATAAGTAGCGAGAGGTTGGAACCTCAGGCCGCCCCGTGCAGTCTGTAGGCATTCCGGCTAGTTACAGTTTTCAGTACTCCGCATCATCACAGATGCATCAGGTTTCGCCTGAGAGTCCTATTAACTGAGTCTGGCCTTAGCGCGGTAACTATACCCGCTTTGGAAGCTTTAAACTTATTGACCCCAACATGAGTATCATCGTGCCACAGGCACCAAACAGCTCCACGTCTTGAATAACGTATGGACTAGAGGTTCGACGTATGCCGACCTATGTTGCTGAATTGCTCATGCTCGCTTGTGATTGTCGCGAGACACTTTTGCTTGTAAGACAAGCCTGGCTCCGGATGACTCCGTATAACCAGCTGTTGAACTTGTGAATTGAACATGTCGTGAGAACCTAGGTTCCTAGTAGCAAAAGTGCTCTGGGATACAAAGGTCCGAAATCGAGGCAGTCACCTCGAGATACTTCTTACGACACGCGGACGACGCTGAAATCACCGGTTGGTGCGAAAGCACTTTCTTCCACGCAGGCATCTGCCATGTGTAGGAGAGTTTGAGCATGTCCTTATCGGAGAGCTCATTCAACTTGGAATTCGTCGGTCCACCAACCTCAGGCAGTACAGGACGTACTCCAGGGATGATGAACTCGTTCGTCTCAACAAGACGACGGACTGTTCTTTTCTCGACCGGTGGGTATCGCTTACGCGTATACACCGAGACACCTAGGGGTGATGGCCAGGGCAGCTCTGCTGCCTCGGTCTCAATCAAACCAAGCATCGAAAGGTCATTGGTGCGCTTCGGCATACCAATGGGGCCGGCCGGTGGGGTTGTGTACTCAGACGTCCACTTCTCGTGGAGATATGAAGCGAGACGCAGCTGCATGCTGGTCACGTTCACGTCTGAGGGCTTCTTGTGATTTGGATTCGTGGAGATAGACGAACCGGGAGGGGGATTTAAACCTAGACCTCCGAGCTCGGGTGCGATGAAATAATTCAACTGCACTCCCCGATGTTGAGAAACTTCTTGAAGTTCCCATCGGTTAATCGCCAAGAAACGTTGCGATGCTCTCTTCTTGTTGAGGGCCCCGTCGACACATGGATTATGTAACATGTATACAGGTTTCGCAAGCTCATCTTCTCTCGCTCCAACCTTGGACTGCCCATAAAGCAGACCTGTGTTGAAAAAAGGGATCCTAGTCGGGATGGAGACACCCTGACCCGCGGAGAAGAGTTGTGAGTTGATAGTAAAGAACTTCGGATGAAAGAAGTTCTTTCCAGGAGATGGGACGAACCCTGCTTCATGCAGGTTATCGTACCAATTCCTGTACTTCTCCGGGGTTGTCCGGAAGAGTATATCATCACCGTTGACAAGGGCCTTGAGCTGACGGAAGTTTGTTACTTCCGGCTCGACCGTATGCCAATAGTGAGCAAGATTCACGGCGCAGAGGATTGGAAAGGAAAGAACCGATCCCATCAACTGCCCGTTTGCTTGCACCACAGGAGCAATATCACTACCGTCAGGACCAGAGCCCTTCGGATAGCTAATGACGTGCTCGTAGAGCACGCGACGGAGAACAGAATTGTATCTCTCGCCGAAGTCGCACTCCTTAAGTACGATTTCAAAAGCCATCTTAGTAAGCTCGATCTTGATAAGA